CTTACAAGATTGTAGCAAAATACTACAATAGCAAAATTGAGCCTATGCTATTTCCAAACATAATATACAACGTGGCATGTAAGTACAACAATGCTCATGTACTAATTGAGACAAACAACATTGGTTCTCAAGTTGCTCAAGTGTTACATGAAGATTTGGAATATGAAAACATATTTTCAACAACAAACATGGGAAGAGGTGGTCAAAAAATATCAGCAGGCTTCAAAAAGAACTCTAAGCTAGGTGTAAAGACTACAAACCAAATTAAGACTATCGGATGCTCAAACTTAAAGACTCTAATCGAAAACGATAAGTTGTTTATCCAAGATTTTGATATTATATCTGAGCTTACATCTTTTGTGGCAACTCATTCAAGCTATGCGGCAGAGCCGGGATGTCATGATGACTTAGTTATGAGTTTGGTTTTGTTTTCGTGGCTGACTTCACAGACACTATTCAAAGAAATAACAGACACAGACGCTCGACGAAGGGTGTATGAGGAAAAGATCAAAAATATAGAAGATCAGATACTACCTTTTGGATTTATAGACGACGGCGGCAGTAAGAGCACGTTTATAGACAATTCTGGAACGCTATGGCACACCGTAGATGATGATTCTGACGACTATTTTGATGACTTTTGAGATGTTACACTGAAAAAGTCATTTGTATAAATAATTCATGCAACACGCTTGACTATATCAAAACCACTCGTAGTGTAGTTAGTGATAAGTTTCGACTTTAAGAAGACAAGGAGATAAAGATGGCATTTCAAGTTTCACCTGGAGTATTAGTTACAGAAAAGGACCTAACAACTGTAATTCCAGCAATATCCGTGTCCATCGGCGGATTTGCGGGTTTTTTCAAGTGGGGGCCTGTTGAAGAGGTCGCCCTTGTTAGTACAGAAGATCAGTTGGTTAAAAGATTTGGTAAGCCGGATGCGGCTACTGCAACATCATTCTTTACCGCAGCAAACTTCTTGGCGTATGGTATTCGACTCAAGCTGGTTCGAGTTGTTGGAGAAGATGCAAGAAATGCCGTTGCGTCAGGTTCAGCAGTTCTTGTTAAGAATGACACCGATTACGATTCAAAAAAGGGCACTTCAGCTTTAGCTAATCGCCGAATTATTGCAAAACATCCTGGTGCATTAGGTAACTCTCTTAGAGTATCGATTTGTTCTGGCGCAGACGCATTTAAGAAAACACTTAGCGAGACTTTTACAGGACTAAGAGGTGAAAATGTTTTGGATGCAAGCGCAGATATTACAACTAAGATTGCCGTAGGAAGTATTCTTCGTGATCCAGTCACAGGACAACAGCGTGTGGTTACAGCAGTTGGTGTTGGCGGAACAGACAAAGTTACACTGGACAAGACACTTGATAAAGACATTAGCACAAGCGCACTTCAAATTAAGTGGGAGTTTGCGGATTTAACTGGCGTTGCTCCTGGAACATCATCTCATGTTGCAAAAGTTGGTGGCTCAAATGATGAGCTTCACGTTGTGGTTGTTGATACAACTGGCGTGTTCAGTGGCGCAGCAGGAACTATCCTTGAGCGATACGCTGGTTTGTCTAAGGCATCAGATGCTAAGAAAGAGGACAATTCCTCAAACTACTATGTTAGTGTATTAAACAGTAATTCACAGTATATCAGATTTGCGTCTCATATCTCTGGAGATTGGGGTGATACAGGTGCTGGAAATAATTTTGCTGATAGTGGTGCTGATTCTGCTCCACACAATCACACACTCACGGGTGGAGTGGATCATAATCCAACTACTATAGATACTCTCGATGATGCACGACAAGATGGATACGATCTGTTCAAAGATACTGACTCCGTTGATGTATCTTTCATCTTGGGTGGAGAAGCATCTATAGCAGTTGCACAGTATGTTGTAAATAACATTTGTGAAGTTAGAAAAGATTGTGTTGCTTTCATTTCACCAAGTCAAGCGAGCTGTGTTGCAAATAGAAATCAAGAAGTTGAGGATATTAAAGCATTCCGAAGTGCTCTTAACCTAAACACTTCATATGCATTTCTTGATAGCGGATGGAAGTATCAATATGACAGATACAACGACACATTCCGATGGGTTCCACTTAATGGTGACATCGCAGGATTGTGTGCTAGAACCGACGACACAAACGATCCCTGGTGGTCGCCAGCGGGATATAATCGTGGAGTCATCAAGAATGTTATCAAACTTGCCTGGAGTCCTTCCAAGTTCGAGCGTGATGAGTTGTATGTAAACGGAATTAATCCAGTTATTACAACACCTGGTCAAGGAACAGTATTGTTTGGTGATAAGACGCTCTTGGCCAAGCCAAGTGCATTTGATCGTTTGAATGTTCGCAGATTGTTTATTGTATTAGAGAAGTCTATTGCAACAGCAGCACGATTTACCTTGTTTGAGTTCAATGATGGATTCACACGAGAGCAGTTCAAGAGCCTTGTTGAGCCTTTCTTGCGCTCAGTAAAAGCTCGGCGTGGAATATATGACTATCGTGTAGTATGCGATGAGTCTAACAACACTCCCGATGTAATCGATGCCAATAATTTTGTGGGTGACATTTATATTAAGCCAGCTCGATCTATTAACACAATTCAACTGAACTTCATCGCAGTTAGAACCGGCGTTGAGTTCTCAGAAATTGTTGGAAAAGTAGGGTAATTAAGATAAATAACCAAGTCTTACCAAAAGGAGAAACACATGGCATTTGATATTACTAGATTTAAGCAAACACTAAGTGGTGGTGGAGCACGTCCTTCACTGTTTGAGGTAACTCTTCAGTTCCCTGGAGATGTGGGGCTGAACCTTGCTGTTTCAAACACACTATCTTTTTTGTGTAAGGCTACTGCTATTCCAACTAGTACAGTTGCGCCAATAGAAGTTCCGTATTTTGGTCGAAAGGTAAAGTTTGCTGGTAACAGAACTTTCCCTGAATGGACAATAACAGTTATTAATGATGAAAATTTTGTCGTGCGTGATGCATTTGAGCGTTGGCTTTCGGGAATCAATACACACGAAACAAACGTGCGGCAGTATAATGAGTCTATTACTGGTGGATATCAGGCAACTGGAACAGTAAGCCAGCTTGGAAAAGAAGGCACGTTGCTTAGAACCTATCAGTTTATGAATGTGTTTCCATCTGAAGTATCTCCAATCGAGCTAAACTGGGCATCTGAGAATGAGATCGAAGAGTTTACTGTAACTCTTCAATATGATTACTGGCGAGTTTTGGGAATACCAGGCGCAGGGCCAATTAGTGGTACCCCAGGTGCTGGTGGTGGATTAGTCAATATCTAGTCGAAATTAACCTCAATAAATATATTGAGACGAGACGCCTTCTCTATAGAAGGCGTTTTATTTTGTATAGATATATAATGTTATAGAGGTGCTCCATCATGGCATTTGAAATTTTCGGCTGGCAAGTAAAGAAATCCAAAGAAGAAGAAAAGCAACAAAAGGCCGATTCATTTGTACTTCCTGAAAATCAAGATGGTGCAGTAAATGTCGAAGGCGTTGCTGGTGCATATGGCGCGTACATTGACTTTGATGCAACAGTCAAAAACGAGTTTGAGCTTGTAACCAGATACCGAGAACTTTCATTACTTCCAGATGTTGATTTTGCAATCGATGATATTGTAAATGAAATGATCGTGATGGATGGAAAAGATGATGCCGTTAAACTCAATCTTGAAAAAGTAAAACTTAACAAGGCAGTTAAAAGTAAAATTGAGGAAGAGTTCCGAAACATTCTAACACTACTAGACTGGAACAATCAAGCATATGAAATTGTAAGAAAGTGGTATATCGATGGAAGATTGTACTTTCATATCATACTCGACAACAAAAAAATTGATAAAGGAATACTAGAGCTACGATATATTGATCCAAGACAAATCAGAAAAATTCGAGAAATTGATCGTCAAGTGGATGAAAAAACTGGTGTTGAACTTGTAAGTATTCGTGATGAGTATTTTACATACAATGCCAGAGGTCTTGAATTCAATGCGCCGAACTCATATAGCTCAGTGGCAAGTATTGGTGGTGTTAAAATAACCACAGACAGTATTTGCTATACACACTCTGGTATTGTTGATAAGTATTCGGCTTCAATTCACTCACACCTACATAAAGCAATCAAACCAATCAATCAGCTAAAGATGATGGAAGATGCGCTAGTGATCTATCGTATTGCTCGTGCGCCAGAGCGCAGAATTTTTTACGTTGATGTTGGTAATCTTCCCAAATCAAAGGCAGATGATTACCTACGCAGTGTAATGAATCGTTACAGAAATAAACTTCAGTACAATATCGAAACTGGTGAAATGAAAGATGAGCGACGATTCATGTCGATGCTTGAGGACTACTGGTTGCCAAGACGTGAAGGTTCGCAAGGAACTTCTATTGAAACACTGCCAGGAGGAGAAAATCTTGGCGAGATGCAAGATGTGGAATACTTTCAGAAGAAAGTTTACAGAGCACTTAATGTTCCACTTTCAAGACTTGATTCTGGCGCCGGTTTTCAACTAGGTCGTGCTGCGGAAATATCAAGAGATGAAGTTAAGTTTGCAAAGTTCATTCATCGTATAAGATTAAGGTTCAGTCATCTGTTTGATGAGCTGTTGAAAAATCAACTTATACTTAAAAAGGTTATCAATGCTGATGAGTGGAACTCAATCAGAGAACACATCAAGTATGTTTACAACACAGATAATCACTTTGCAGAATTAAAAGAGTCTGAAATCTTTAAGAGCAGGCTTGAGTTGCTAACACAAATTGATTCGTTTGCTGGAAAATACTACTCGGTTGAATGGATTCGCCGAAATGTATTGCGACAAAGCGACGATGAGCAAGAGCAGATTGATAAAGAAATTAAGCAAGAAAAAACAAAGTATGGTGTCGATCAAAACAACGACAATTTGGAATCTGATGGCTCGGTATCTGTAGACGACAATTTGGATTCTAGCACAGAAAGAGGTGAT